ATATAATCCTCTCTGTCACCGGAGCCTGCCTGCATAACCTCGTACACATTCGTGTACACGAACAGCGCAAGCGAACCGCCGTTATACGTCTTTGCGCCGTAATTCACCTTGACTTTATCGCCTACAGCAAATTTCTGCGTTGTGTCATTGTTTTCCGTACTTTCCGCCTTGTACAGATTCTCTGTATAAAGCCAGCCTGTAGGCACCGAGCCGATGCCTATAAGCGTTTCCTTGCCGCTTGCCGACACCTGCTGAACGGTATAGATTGTATCATATACATAAGAATACGGCTCTACCCCGTTTGTAAACCTTGCGCCACGCTTCACCCTTACACTGTCGCCTTTTTTGAACTGATTCTCAGGCTTATCGGGCTTTTCCGGCATATCACCGCAGTTTTCCTTATACCATTTTGCCGTTATCGCAGGATAATCCACAAAGCAAATATCCCCGTCAACGTCCTTTCCTGCGATACTGTCAATACCCCACTGCCACATTTTCTGCCCATAGTCATACCGGCTTGCATAATCCGGGCTTTCGGTCCAGTGTGCAAGCCATATATCACGCTTTCCAACAATACGTTCCTTCTGATAGTAGCTTTCAAGCCATGAAGGATTAGCATACACTCCCGACGGAAGCCCTGCCTTATTCAGCCTGTCGCAAAACTCAAGCGCCATATCGGTTCTTTCCTTGCTTGTGAGGTTGTCGATCTGACGCTGTTCCTCCATGTCGCAGAACACGGGATATGACGGCTTTTCATCGCCTATTGCCTTGACGCACGCATTTATCTGCCTGTCAAGCTCCGCCGTGTCTGTCGCCGTAACATACCAGTAACAGCCGAAATCTATTCCGAGCTTTCTGCACTGCTCGATATTGCGTCTGAAATAAGTGTCCTCATCCGTTCGTATGCCGGCACGGATAATTACAAACTTCACGCCTGCCGACACAGCCGCCGTAAAATCGAACTGCTCCTGCGCTCTGCTGATGTCAATTCCCTTAACTCTTAACATATTATTCGTCCTCGCTTTCGTTTTTTTCGGTGCTGTCACCCTTGAGCTTCAGCTGTTTTAGCACTTCCAGCATTTTCTTCGGTATGGGTATGCCTAACCCTGCGGCGTTCTCCACGAGTGATATGCCTTCGTTTGCGACAAAGAACATCATAACCGCCGACTGTAGTACGGGAGTCGAGTTAAGCACATAAGCGTCTAAAACGTGTGCAACGCCGACGAGCATTAAAATCAGGATTTTTTTGACGATACCCTTGAACCCGATTTCGCTCGATACATCTTTTCTGACTACCGCACACGCAACACCCGATATGTAGTCAAGCACCATGCACACGATTAAAGCGGCAAGCAGGGGAGTAAAGTCGCCCCATATCCAGCCTATCACGCCACCGATTGCGGCTACTACTCCGCCAAAAATAGCATTTATCTTTTCCATTGCTTTTCCTTTCCGCTGATCACTCAGCTGTTATATTTGCAAGCTCCTGCCGGAGCTGTGTTGCCTGTTCTTCTAAATCGATAAGCTTCTGCCTGTCTGCTTCTGTTGCTGTGCCTGCGGCGATTGCTCTAAGCGGACGCACCGCCTGTAAATCCAGGTGGTCAAGCTCGGCAAGTATTACTCTGTGCCTGTCCTCTATCGGCACTACCTGTATGTTGTCAATATCGTCAAAGTCATTAGTTGGCGATATCAGTCTGACCTTTGGATACCGCATTATTTCATCCGCAAGTCGAGTATCATCACCTATAATCATAGCTCCGTTGGGAACTATTGTTTCGTCTTCACCGCAAAGCCAGCTTCCGTCTTCAAAAATAATCATATTTGCCTCCTATTATCAATCAAATAGCAGTATTTTGTATCCCCAACCGCCATTTCCTGCGAATGTGATTTTTCCGTCTGTTGTTAACGAATATACGATAGCAATGTCTGTTGAACCATATATTGCTTTATGATTAACTGCCGTTGCCGGAGTAGTGTCAGTTATCACAAATGGGTAAGAAAAACTTTCGGAAGCACCGGTAGCTGTATTCGATACCTTATAAAACTGGATATATGCCTGTTTTCTGGATGAAATATCTATTGCAGTTTGTAAAGCAGACCCCTGTTTAATCACTACAGTATTTACCGTGTTCGGCGGTACAACCCACGCTCCGTCACATCGCAAATAGCGATTTGACGCACCTTTTGCAGGTGCAGGAGCGTACCCCGCTGTTCCTGCGGCGGTTGTTGTCGAACCAACCAACGCTTTCCATGTATCAGTAAACACGGCCGATGCAGGTACGGACTTTCCAAGAGTGTATGTGGTCGCCTTGGGGACACCATCCTTGATATATACCGGCTGTGTAGCACTTCCTGCATCGGTATTGATTTTGTCAGCACTAGTCGCCGCACCGCCTACCGATGAACTGCCGGCATAACTGTGAGTATGCCCACTTGAAGCTTTACTGTCCACAAGTGCTTTAAGTGCTTTGCCCTGTGCAGCCGATAAGCTATCTGTTGCACTGTCAGATGTTAGGTTGTTCTGAATGCCTCGCCATGTGTTAGTGTAGTTGCGTTCTACCCACGCACTCCATGTCCCGCTTGTGCACCATCTGCCGTACTCTTTTTTCGTTGTGACCGAAACAAAGACCTGCTCGGTAATATAGTCCGTGCTTGAAGCCCACCTTATGTTTCTTGCTACCATAAGGAACATTCCTGCCTGAGGTGCATTTGTAATGTTCGCCGATCCGCCTGCCGTCTTTTCAACGTAGTGCTTGATCTGTCCGGGTGCATCGCTTAAATTCAGCGTGTTAAGGTCAACTGTTTTTCCCGTAACGTCAATTGCTTCAAGTGCAGAGTGGTAATGAGAGTCTTTTACGATTGACATAGTGCCATCGCTGTTTACTACTACAGACGGACCTGTTTTTACGCCACCGAGGGTTTCACTTGCAACGGGAAGCTTGTATTTATCAGCTCCGGCTTCTATGCCGTCAAGCTTTGATTTGTCAGAAGCGGAAAGCAATCCGGCTGATGTAGTTGTTGCAACACTATACTTAGTGTCAGGCGGTACCGCCCATGTGCCGTTTTCACAAAGATACTTTGATGTTCCTGCTGTCGTGGACGGTGCAGGAACAAGCCCTGCTTTTGCCCCTGTTCCCGATTTTGCAAACGGCGAATACTGCGTATCCGTAAATTTTGCATTTGCCGGAACATCAGATGCTACAGTATGACCGTTTACAGTAGCAGAGTTACCACCGTTTGCAGGCAGGCTTGCAGGGAAATCGGTTATCTGCGACTTTGTATGCGTGTGGCCACTCGCCGCCGCTCCTATATCTGCCGCCGTATGCGTGTGATTGCTCGCAGCGAAATCGCTTGCGTGCTTGCCGTCTACCGTATCTGCATCACCGGACTTTATTTGTTCCCAGCTGTCCCACACTCCGTTACTCAGCGACCTGATGTACTGTGTCTTGTCACGTCTGCCCGATGTTGCTATCTGTGTTATATAATTTGCACTATGTGCAAACACTTGAACATAGCAATCATTATTAGAGTTGTTTCCGTTAGGTGCGTTTTGCGTCGGTTGATCGCTAGTTCCGAGTAACTCATAAATACCGTTTGTCATCAACGAGTTATAATCTCCACCCAAAACAACCCCTTTTTGTGCGGGGTAAAATTCGTTTGCGTGTTTACCGTCCACAGTGTCGGCGTTACCGCCATCAGCCGGTAATGCTGTAGGCATATCTGATATATCAGCTGTCTTATGCTTATGTGCCTTGTCTGATTTTCCGTTAAGCGCAGTCTGTGTTGCCGAAGATATAGGTTTATTCAAGTCTGATGTATTATCCACATTGGCAAGCCCCACCTGCGCTTTTGTTACACTGTGAGGGTTTGATTTGTTGGCAATATGTGCAATAAGCGAAGCTACAGCTCTTGCAATTTTTCCGAACGCCGTTCCGAGCTTTTCGCCGCTTACAAGCCCTGCATTTGCCGTAGGAACAGTATATGTCGGTGTCTGGTCGTTTGTGCTAACGTTCGGGACGTTGCCAAGCCCCACCTGCGCTTTTGTTACACTGTGAGGGTTTGATTTATCTGTCTTATGCCCGTCAAGTTCTTCTTCGGTAACGTAGCTTGTTTTATCAACATTTACAGTGATATTCGATGTGTCACTGATAGCGATAATCAATGACACATCATATGTGTACAGCTCGCTTTCGTCGGGAACTGTCTCGCCGTTCTCTGACTGTAAAATTGCAAAAAGGACTTCTGATTCGTCTTCGGCCGTTGCAAATAATCCCAACTGTTTAAAGATATACGACGATTTGACGCCTGTGTTTGTAACTCTCAAAGTCACTCTGTAGCCTTCAGGCTGATTTGTTGCATTTGCTATAGTCGCATTTCGCACGGTACCCGAAAGCACACTCTGCTCCTTCAACTCGCTTTCGGGTACCGTGTCAGTGCCGCTTTTTGCGGCGGTAATCGTAACCTTTTTGCCGCCTATAGCTTTTTTTAGCACCTCTACGCCTGCATTTGTGACGCAGTAATTATTCCATTCCACTAATACTTACCTCCGTTTTATGATGACTGTACAGCGGTTTTATGCCTGTATAAATATCATACGTTACGCTCGACACATACAACAGCTGTAGACTTAGATGTGCCGGAAGCTTGTCAGAGATAATCTGCCGTACATCCAGTAGCTTTGCAAGTCGTGCGTTTTGATCCATGTCGATCTTACACTCGAGATACTTATACCCCTCTGCCTGCCGCAATCGTATTTCTGCCGAAGCACCAAAAACTTTCATGATATATCGCTCAAGCGTTGAAGCCGAGCATTTAGCATCTCCGATAATCAGTGCAGTTAATACGGTTCTGCGCTCGTTCATTTCAAGCGTTTCATTTGTGTAGCCTAGCAAAAGCTTTTCAAGTTCCGTCAGCGCATTGCTATCGGCTGTAGCTATGTGCTGATTATCAACAATCTTGCTTATAGCTGCGTCGATCTCGTCCAACTGCTTTCCCTCGGTTTTTAACAGTGCATCAATTTCCTTGAATTTGAGCATAAAAACAGGGTACATACGGCGTAGCTCTTCGTAGCAAGTGTCAAGCGGTTTAGGAAAAATAACACTCATATAAGCCCTCCTTATTCCATTGCCGCCACTGTAAGCGCACCAAGTATCGGGACGCTATTCACGGAAATTGTGACGTTCGACGTTCCGCCATCGAGAGTAAGATTGCTGTAGTCTATTATTGAATCACAGTTAAGCAGGATATTTCCTATGCTCGTCAGCCTAACAATAGCGGTGTCGCTTTTGTTGTCAAGTGCAAGATCTTTGAAATATGCGATAAGCTTTTCTTCAATTTCGGTCTTTGCTACCTGCATAGACTTTTCTTTTGCAAGAGCCACAGAAACATTTACAGCAATAGATTTTTCTGTTGCGGCTTTCGCTGTAAATACACAGCCTATGTTCGCAAGACCTTCACCAAGTCCCTGCTTGTCCAGCGGGTCTATCTGCTTCTGCACTTCGTCAACCGTACTCTGTTCAGCGCCTCGCCCGTCTGCACCAATCAGCACAGCTACAACGGTATTCGGACCGTTCTCAAGTGGCAATATTCGGGCATGGCCTACGCCCGAAATTGCTTCACACCACGTCTTAAACTGCCTCTTATTGCCGTTCTGCGACGGCGTTGTGATTTTTTCTACAAGTCGCTGACGCAAATTATCATCGCTTTCTTCGTCAACGCCGTCGGTTACCACATCGCCGATGGTTGCACTTGACAGACCGACTATCGTGTTTACAGGCACGACAATATCACCAACGTTAACTCTATCGTCTAAGCTTCCAGCTTCTTCCGCACGAAGCACAAGGTTGTCGCCGCTTTTGACGACCTCAAAGAAAACGCTGTTATCAAAAAAACGACTGCCTACAGCAGGTGCCGTTCCGGTGTATTCAAGCAAATATTCGCTCTTTGTTGCTCCTATTCTTGATATTCCGTGCTCGTACGCTTTGCTGTCGAGCACTTCACCGTAGCACTTATCAAGCGAAAGATACTCGTTCAGTGCTGACATTTCTTCATACATACGAGCTATTATCTGGCACTGTCCTGCAATTGCATCATAGTATATGCTCCCTTGCCGTGTGTCTACATCATCGGGGGCGTTTGATAACGCCTCGTCAAGTAGCTTGTCATACGTCTTGTCGCTGAACATTTATATCTCCTCCTCAATTGTGGTATCTCCGAATATTGTACTCACAGAAAATGATACATACAGCATGTCATCAACGTGCTCTACAGATACATCGGAAACACTCAACACTCTGTCGTCAACCTTCAGGGTATCCTCTATCAGAAACGCCATATTATCGGCGATATACTCGTCCGAAGCGTCTTCTTCTGTTATAGCTTCTCGTATTTCCGAGCCGTACTGATTATCATAGACACGACACTTAAAGCGTGGTGTTGACAGTGCCTTGCTTATCGCCTGTTTTACGGCTTCTATGCCGTCTATTTTGTCACTACCAACCGAATATGTGTCATAGTCAAGCGCATACGTCTTGCTCGGTTCGTTGACTTCCGTATCGACAGTGACGTTTATCGGTACATTCAGCATTACTTGTCACTCGCTTTCTTGTCAAGGCAATAGATTACATTGCCTGCTATAAGCAGATAAACACTATTACCTACCGACAGTTCTTTTTTTACACGCTCCGGCACAATTACGCTACGCTCGGTTATCAGCAACTGTTTATCTGACCGTGCCTGAAAAGTAATGGGTGACATTTTCAAGACATCTGCAACAAGGATCTCGGTTTTTCCGTTGCTGTTCATCGCTTGAATCAAGCCTTTCAAAGAACTCACTTTTTATCCTTTCTTCTCAAACGTTCCTATATCAACCCAGCCGTAAACCATGCTTTGATTGTCCGTGTGAACAAGCGCATACGGGTGTTTTGCCCCTGCACAAATATTCTGTACTTTCGCAGGACCGGCAGCAAGCAACGGACCTGTAGGCTCGTCGCTATTAGCTGTGTAATAATGCCGTCCTCCGTTAAACCACACTATATCACCAATCTGCGCATTGACTGTGCTACCGCTGTTACTGCCAGCTGACAGCACATTGCCCTGCACAAGTGTCAGTGTCAAAGACATTTGATGTCTGCCACCGCTGAAAGTGTGTGTGTCGCTGTCGATATAGTATGATGCGGCAATATCAAGCGGCTTCAGCACACAATATACGCACCGTCCCGAGATAAGCTCGGATTTGCCGTCAGCAGTGACCGACAAGCTGACAGACGGTTTTCCCTGTTCGTCAAGCAATGACTTAGCCAACTCGTATATTTCGCCTTCGCTTGCATCGTCGTTTGTACTTTGGCTGTCCTGGAACACGCCTATTTTTGCCTCAAGTGCGGTATTTGCTTCCTCTGCCACTGCCACATTATCCTTAGAGTACAGCTTAACTCGTGTCTTTATCTTCTCAATACTGCGAGTATATGTATACGCCGATATGTTGCGACCGCTTTCTATCATCCACTCGACAAGATGCTCCTTGCGCTCAATAAGGCTTAATTTGCCCTTACTTGCTACAATGGAGTGCTTAATGCCGGTAGCCTTATACTCTTCTTCCATTGCCGTTGTAAGCACGTCGTAAGCCGTAGAGTTCTTCTTGACGATAGACTCTATGCACGCCGATGAGGAGCATACGCTATCATACGGAACACCGTAGCGACTGCATACATCGATAAAAATTTCCGACAGAGTATATCCC